ACACTCTCAATTCCCTAGATAATGATTGTCCAACAATAGGTGAGTGTGGTGCGTTAGCCGCGGTGACTTGTGTTCTGTTAAATGTCTTTACTAAATTAATAGGTTTCACCCCAATTTTAGCACCATTTCCTAATACATTATTACCTGTGGTTGTCGCATCATAACCTGTGTAGTGAGAGCATGCTCGTAGGTCATTTGATAAATCCCCACCTGCGGCATTAGGCATAGCGTAGCCCTCAACCACACCAATTGTCATAGAATTTTGGACTAAACGGCGAGATGGGTCGTCCTTATCACTATCAACATCATATGAATAAGACTGATTTGGCACCATTAGTGGTTTTCCAAACACCTGTGCTAATTCATTATACTTCCGTGCTGGATTAGAAACATCCCTATCATAGACTCGCTGGTCATTAATTCTAAAATTATAAGAACCACCTGCGACCAAATCTCGCGATAAATAATTACCAAATACTGGATGGTTTTCGCCACTATTCTTTTCTTGGATTAGAATGTTCCGCACGGTCTTCCCAGCCACCGCAATATCTCTTTCAAATGTCTGTGGCTCTACTGCTGTCGTCGTTGGTGTCACTCCCTGAACCTGAGCATTTGTAGTAATTAAATCTTCATATAAAATTGTAAGACCCTGTGATGACATAGATTGGTCTAACAATTGCGACATCTTTTCCTGCTCGTAATACAGATGGTCACTAATAAACTTAACATTTACTAAACTGACTGCCACTGGCGCATCCGCACCATTCCCACTACTTACACAGGTCATAAGACCTTGACTACCTGCCGTAGTCTGTGTATTAAAATTCACTTCTAAATAGATATGTTCTTTAATTGCCATTAGGGGCAATTGTCGTGATTTCATCATAGGTATAAGAGTGGATAGCGGAATGGAAAATAGGGGGGTTGTAACATCACTAGCAGTAGGTCGCAGAAATAGCGGACACGTATTTGTTCCGTTTGCCGCGGTCGTACTATTGGCATCGCGGAAACCAATTCTTCCACTTTCAGTCTGTGCCCACCTATCACCTACAGCACCAGTCTTTACCATATCAACATATGCTCGGTGTTCTGGTGTTTGGAATTGACGCGTCATAGTAGTGTAATACGCATAATCATCATTACTTGCTATTACTTTACCGCCACATTTCAAAAAACAACTTCTAATCGCGCCGTGTATCCCTGTATTAAAAGGTAAGAAATTTGTAGGTAATCCAGTAAGACCTAATTGTAACATAGAACCACCATCCAAAATCCCAGTTTTTGGCAACATAAAGACTGCCTGTTGCGCAGTAATGGTAATGGGGTCTAAAACTTCCGTCTTGATATTCATATTTTCAATCGTTGGAATTGTACTAACATTCAAAATGGCAGGCAATTGATTACTCATTATGATATATTAATTATATAAAAATTTTAATTAATATAAAATATAATTACGCTTGAATTTGAATTCCCTGTGGTGAGTATAACAGGGTATTTTTACTCAATACATAAGTGTAAATCGCATTTGGACTTTTACCATCCAAATTTGACTGAATACGTGTCGCATAAGATTGACCCTTAAAATCAATACCTACTTCACTAACAGGGTCTGTATTAATACCAATCGCAAAGTTTCTAACGCCAGCATCAACTGATGTAAATGCCTGTAATCCAGATGAATCAAAAATATTCTCATCATTTCCACCATAACCCAATAGTAATGGCTGATTGAGTGAGTGAGCGGATTTCTTGTTAGATGGAATTGCCGCCAGAGCATTTACTTCCAGACCTGTCTGGGGTCGTCCGTTTGCCGCCTGTATCTGCTCATCCAAATCATAATCTAAGGCGAGTTTCATACCACCCCTACTAAATGAAACCTTGTTAATTGCCACATCCGCGACATAATTCGTGCCCGCAGCATCCGTTAATCGCGGTAATCCTGTCGTGTAACCATCCACTCCATAGTTATTGGCATTAACAACAGGTAAGAAATTATGTAAGACACTCAATACATTACTATTTGCGAGATTATAGGTCTGTGTCGCATCATTAGAATTAATGACTGAATAAAGATTATTCCAACTATTATACTGGAATCCGCCGTTGCCAGGCACAGACAATTGTTGCTGTCCTGCCGCATTAAGTATCAACATATCACCTGAAAGCGACAGATTACTCAATTCATAACTGGCACCACCTAAGTTTCCTGCCCCAGCACCAGATAAAAATTGTTGGTCGGCGACCAATTCTAAATTAATTGCGAGACCCCTAACACCATTTACACCTAATGGAATCGCATTTCCACCATTTAAAAGACCACAAAATAGTCTTGTACTAAATGACACCTGATTATTTACCATATTACCTGACACCGCATTCTGTCCAGCATTCAATTCAACCACCCCTGAATTAGAGATGAAATCGTCGCTTGAGTGAGTGGATGGTAAAATAGAGGCACATAATCGCCCATATTGTCTAATACTTTCTAATGTTTGGTTAGTATCATTTGATGCGAGATTAATGTTTTGGAAACATCCTGACACACCAGTCCGCCCATTAATATTAACTGCTTGTGTTCCACCACCCTGTCTAATTCCGTTATTATCAACCTGTCTCGCGGCGGCATTAGCACCATCTGCCCTAACGCGTAGTGTTCCGTTAATTCTAACTGATGATGCTCGCAATAGTTTATTGGTGGAACCAATATTAAATGTAACTATTGGATTTCCCTGCCTAAAAGAATATGTATTATTCGCAGGCTGATTACTTGGTAAAATTTCAAACTTTTCAACTTGCTGAACTTGAACCTGATTATTCATTATAGTATAATAAACTATAATAAATTAAAATAAAAATAAATATTTATCCCATTACAGAAACTTGTCCATTAGCAATACTTAATCTTGCCAATTTAAAAATATAATTATTAAATACCTTTGCTTGACTTCCTGCGCCATAATCCACTCGCAAACTTAGGGTTTCGTCTGCGAGATTAGTCACCTGTCCATATTTATTGAATGACCGAGCAATAGTAAAACTATCCGCAACCTTCTGTAAAGAATAGACCTGTTCATTAATGTTGGTTAGTGCTTTCTGTAACTCAACCGTGTGCAGGGGTTCATTTTTCCGTTGTCCTGCTTCTGTCCCAGTTGCCGCAACCACCTGCGAATATCTTTCTAAATTCACCTGTCGGCTAGGCACCAGTTCTGTCCCCTTTACAAACTGGTAATTTCTTGCGAAATCTGCTCGTCCTGAAAAAGATGACTCTGCCATATTCCTGTATGCTGTTACAGGTATTGGTTGTGACATAACCGCCTTTGCCCTCTGTGCGAGGGTTGGTATTTGTATTTGTGTAAGACCTACATTATTTACCTGATTAAATCTGTGTAGTTCGCTAGTAACATAATCCATATTAACACCCTGTGCGGTCATCGCCTTTTTCATCATCCCCTGTACATAGGCATCTGGTGGTTGGACTGATGAGCACAACATCTCAATATTAGAAATATTATAGGTCGCACCTGCCTCAAACTGGTCAAAAGTGTCCGTGGCATTTGCGGCACCAAAAAATCCTAGTGATGGATTTTGTCTGTCTTCAACCTTGTAATAAAGTCGTGTAAGTGCTGCTGTATAACTAGCATCACCTGCGACTGGTGATGCGGCGCCACTCGCATATTGTTTCAAATAGGTAATATTAAGTCGTCCAGCCCCATTCATAAAAAATCCTGTAACATATCCTAATCTTATTTCACCTGTGACTGCCGTTGTTCCTGCCGCATTTGATTTACCTAGATAAATTATATCACCAACCGCAAATGGATTATTCGCACCCTGCGCGTTTGTAGTAATATTTGTTTCAATCGTTGCTGCCTGTCCTGCTGCCCTTGCCGCCAGACCATTTGCCGCAATATTACTTTGGGGACGGAAAGTAGTAGGCAGACCCCCTTCCAAACTACCTGTAAGAAATGGTTGGTGTAATGCCCGTGCCGCATCTTCCGTATCAATCTGTAATCTTAAACCATTCATTAGACCAACTGGGCAAATACTACCACTTTGAAATAATCCTGACCGCAACTTAAGATAAACTTGGACTATATTTGACACCCTTCGCGCAGTCTGGGGTGCTGCTTCTGTTGCCGCAGCCAGACTCTGTGGCGCATTATAATATAATGATGCTCCTGAATTATTTGCGTCGTGCTGAACCCCTTCCTGTAATTCTCGTTTGTGTTTAATAGATGATTGTTCTGTATATGGGCGAACCATACACGCTAGAGCATTATAATCTTCAATATTCTCAATTGATGTGGTATTTCCACCATCACGCATTATGAGATTTCTAAATAGAGAATGAGCACCACCCTTCTTATCTGGCACTATAATACCTCGCGCATTTCGCATCTGTAAATCAAACTTTAGGTAAGTATCATTTGGGTCTAAAAATGAAACAAAAGATGGCACCAAAAGTCGTATTTGATTTAATGGGCCGACATCACTTACTACGTCTGGTTTAACTGATTGTGACTTAGCCGCAATATATACATTACTGG